AACAGTTATTAACTCACTGAAAAATTGTGAACTATTTAAAGTATCTAAGTTTACTGTATAGAAAATGGCCTACCTGTAAAAACAACCTGTTACAACAATTTTCTGTCTTCTGTTACATAGGCACTTGTATTCGGCAGGTATTTAACAAACTGAATTTGAAAAGGTCTGAATTGTAACATTTGCTATTGTTTTTGCAGCATAAACAGAATGCACGTTGTTTTAGAATATACAGCCTCTGATGTTATATACGATAAAGGTAAAAAAATCATTAGAGCAACTTTACAATCATTTGACGTATTAAATAGAAATGGTAGAATCTATCCTTTGAAAAAAGTCAAAAAAGCAATAGAAGAATATTTACAGATGGTTGAATCAGGTGAAGCATTTGGCGAATTCGGTCATCCAACAGAACACACACCTGAAAGACTTTCTGTAATACATCCACAATATGTATCACACGTTGTTAAAAAGCCTATTTAGACGGTAATTTACTAAAAGCAGTAATTGTTCCTGTTGGTCCATACAAACACTATTTAGTAGAGTTAGCAACAGAAGGTAAAATTGGTTTTAGTGCTCGTGTTTTTGCGGAAAGATGGATCAGAAATGAAAAAGGCTATATTGAACCAGAAGGAAATATCAAAATTATCTGCTACGATGCCGTAATCATACCTTCGCATAAAGAAGCCTATGTTGAATCAGTCACAGAAAATTTTGTTATTCCGAATACTGTTTATGTAACTGATAAAGATATCGAATGTAATACAATCTGTAGCCAAAGACTCAACAAGTATCTCAAACAGAACTATATTTATCCACATGTTAAGTTAATTAAGTTCTAAAGTTATTTTCAGAATTCAAGAAAAAAGACAACAAAAACAATGATTAACGTATTTGGCAATCTACCTGGTTCCTTATCACTAATAAGTAGACAAAATACTATTTCTTTGGTAAATTGGCTCGGCAAACCAAAACATGTTGATGCAGTTGTAAATAAAGCTGTCAGTGAAATACTATTAAACACTACAATCGAAAAGACAAAAACGCTTACTAATTTACATACGGCAATAAAAACTTTTCTACTAAGGTCAGGCTATCCTTATTCCTATAATACTGATTTTGTGAATACTGTTTTGTCCCTAAAAATCCTAATAACAGCTGTTTATTTAAGATTACACAATGTAATACTAACCAATATAGAACCAAAAATTATTGCTGAAGGCAGTAAAGAATATTTTGAAAAAGGTACAAATATACTGCAACAATATGCTGATATTGATAATTCTATTTTTTATCCCGTTTTGCTACCACTGGAATTTATACCTGCCGATATTCCAGGTTTAATTGCTGATATATGGAAAAAAACGCAAAAAATAGATGACGAGTTATTAAAACAGTTATTTTTAACACCTACTTTATTGTATTTTAGTTTGGTAAATCACATTATGCATAAAACTTATAAAACATTATTGCGAACAAATGTATACACAGATAGCATTGTGTTTTTATTTCTGTATGTTCGTTATTATATGTTTAATCGCTATTACAATAAACTGCTACAGGTGAAACTGAAAAATATAATCTACGATGAATTGTCTTATAAAGTAGCCTATAAACTTTATTTGGAAAATTATGTTGATAAATATACACAATTGTTATCTAGCTACATAGGTGCACTTAAAGGTAAATAACTAAACTTATTTCAATGCCATTATACGGCTTTCAATCGATACTTATACATACTGATGAAATAGCAAACGATGCAATCACAACAGAAAAAATCAAGGATTTTGCAATAACAACCAATAAAATAGCAAATAATGCTATTACCACAGAAAAAATTGTGAATAATGCTATTACTACTGAAAAATTAGCTAACAATGCTATAACGACGAATAAGATAGCTGACAACGCAATAACTGAATCAAAAATACAAGATAATGCTATTTCTACTGCCAAAATAAGAGATGGTGCTATAACTACAAATAAAATAGCAAATAATGCTATTACTACTGAAAAAATAGCTAATAGTAGTATAACCACTGAAAAATTCCATCCTTCAGCAATAGCACCTAATTCTGATAAACTTGATGGTTTTGATGCTTCTTTAACTCCTGCTCCGAATGTTATAGTTCCACTCAATGCGGAGGGTATTTTAGACTTATCGGCAACTTATGTAAAGTCAAATGTTTATACATTTAGAAGAGTAGATTTAACAGGAGTGGCAAGTGATTATGAATTGCAGATTGGAGAAGAAGCGTATATTGAGTTTAGTAATGCTACTACTGTGCCGTTGAGAATTGCTACAAGTAGCGGGACTTTATATGAGTGTGATTTGGTGTGTAGTAATACTGGTGGGACAAGTTGGGGAACAGGTTATCCNGTTTTTTTAAATCCGAACAATACAACTTATAGTGGTGCTTTTGTATATGCTGAATTTTGGAGAAGTTCTACAGAAGCGGGTTCAAGTTATGTGTCATACTCAGCATTTAGAATAGGATATAATTTTACTCACGGCCGTTTTATAATTGAAAATTTCGTACAGATAAAATCTATTATCGGATGTTATAATTTGTGGGGGCAGAGCAATGGATTTCCTTTACTTGTAATATTTTCTACCAACTGGCGTGATACAACAACTCCTTGGACTTCACTCGGCACTATAACTTTTCCACAATCTACATCAGGCTACATTCTTATCAGGAGGTTAAGATAATGAAAGTCTATGCCTATCTTCATCCACAACTTAACATTCTTTGCTGTGCCGTTTTACCTGAAGCAGTTCCACAAGGTGTTCAAGCTATTGAATTTGAAGTTGAAGATGTAAGTGATGTGATTTACGATGGCACACAAATACGCTTAAAAACACCTGAAGAAAAACTAAACGAACGTAAGCAAGAAAAACTACAACAGCTTAAACAAATTTTCGCTTCTAAAATAGTACAAACAGACTACATATTTATCAAAATAGAAGAAGCCAAACTTCTAAACCAAAACATTCAACCATTGCTTGACAGATACGCAACGCAACTTCAACAAAGACAACAACTAAGACAACGCTACGAAGAGTTAAAACAAGCAATACAAAACGCAACTACACTTGAAGAGTTGCAATCTATAGTTTTGGAGTTATAATATAACTCATGCCTTACACGAGGAGACCTTTTAATCCAGAGGTAAGATACGCAGGTCAGGTAGCAACTGAATTAAACAGAGCAAACGACAATTTTGATGTTTTAGCTCAAGCTTTTGTTTCAGATAATCCTGAGACTTATGTTGTAAAGAATGCCGACAAGCTTGACGGTTATGATGCAAGTCTTGACAGTGGGGCATTTCTTATACCTGTGGCTAACAGCAAAGGCTATTTGCCAATTGGTTGGATTACAACAAAGAATGCTCTTACTATCTACGTTGATAACGTAAATGGTTCAGATACAACAGGAGATGGCTCTTCAGCAAATCCTTTTGCCACTGTAAGTAAAGCATTATCAACTTTGCCAATCAGACTAACTCACAACGTAGTTATAGTTCTTAAAGCATCACCTGTTAGTTATGGTTCAATTTATGTTCGTGGTTTTATTAGCGATGGTGGGAATTTAACAATTCAAGGTGAATTTACACGATTGGAAAGTGGAACAGTATCAAGTTTCAGTAATTCTGTAGATGATCCTGTTTATGGCAACTTAGTTCAAGTTGCGAAAATTACAGATACAACAAAAAGTTGGACTACAAATCAGTTTCAGTATAAGTTAATTCGTATTTATAAAGGCTCAACTTCTTACTTTAGAACAATTTGTTATAACGACGAAAACTCTATTTATTGTAATCAGACTTTGCCTGTTGCAATTGATAACACTTGGAATTATGAAATTTTGGATTGGGCTACTGTAGTAGATTACATACAAACTGACTACAACCAACTTTTATTGAATATCAGAAACCTTAAAATTCAACGTAATATAAACAATTACGTTTTTGTTCCAAGAAGAACAACTGTTATTACCGTTGATAATGTTTTTATACAAGGCTATCCAAATGCCTCTTTCCCAACAATTTTTTCATACGAAACTACTTTAACTATTAACAGCTCAATCATTGATGCGAACAATACAACGAGCAGTGCTATACATTGTGGTGATTTAAACTTACCACTTGCTTTAAACTTAAACGGCTGTATAGTATTAAATAACTCTGTGCCAGGCATTCATTGTAATAACGTATGGACAAAGATGACTATAGCCCACGGCACAAGGTTTTATAAAGGTGCTAATAATCCTGCACACGGAATTAATTTGCTTGCAGGTCTTGTATATTTTGCAAGTGCTTATGGCAAAGTTTTGGTGGATATAGGCTCCACAGCAGGATTAAGAATTTTAAGAAATTCGTTTGCTACAGGCACAGGTAATTATGTAATAGGTCCTAACGCAGGGAAAAAGTTTGTTATATCCAAAGGCGTAATAGACGATGGTTTATTAAACGTCAGTAATAAGCTTGGAATTAATACCGCAGACAATAATCCTAATAACATTCACAGCAGATTTCTTTGCTACGGCTCTTTCGCAACAAGAGTTCATACAGTTAATTCCAACATTACACTTGGAATAGACCACCACATTGTTTTAGTAGATGCAAGTAGTGGAAACAAAACAATAACTCTGCCTGATGCTTCTACTTGTTCAGGCAGACAATATATCATCAAGAAGATTGATAGTTCTTCTAATTCTGTGGTTATAACTCCACAATCAGGACAAACAATTGATGGACAAACAAGTATTAGCATAAATACGCAATATGCAATTGTTAGGATTGTCAGTGATGGTTCAAATTGGTTTATCATTTAAAGAAGCATTAGCACATTCTATTTTTGCTTTTCTTATAACATTCGTATTTGGTCTATATGGAGCGGTATTTGTGTTGGGATTTGTTATTGGAGTAGAGTTTATGCAAGCATGTTATAGAAGTTTTAAGTATGGATACAAGTGGAGCAACTTGTGGGAAAATCCCACAATAATATTGCGGTATCTCAAACCGAAAGATACCGCAATAGATATTCTGACCTACGCCTTTGGCGTAGGTTTTGCTATACTTGTAAAAGGAGGTGTTTAACATGTGGAATTGCCAATTGTGTCAAAAAGAGTTTGAAGATACTGAGCCGAGAACAGAAGTTCCTTTTTATGAACTTCAACAAGCATTTTATGGTATAGCTGTATTTGAAACAGAAGAACCTGTTGTTTATCTTTGTAATAGTTGTTATGAAGTTTATCGTAATTTAATAACACAGGAGGAGTTAAACCATGCCAGCGAAACTTGACAGATGCGTCAGAAAAGTTATGAGAAAAGGCTACGACAAGCAATCTGCTTATGCTATTTGTTCTACATCTACAGGCTGGAAGCGTGCTAAAGGTGGTAAGTGGGTAAAGCGTAAATGATTTACGGTTTGCTTGGCTTAGGTTGGTTCTTCTCTTTACTGTTTGGTGGTGCTTGGTGGTATGAAAGACAGCTTCACCTAAACTGCAAAAAGCAAAATCAAACTCTTCAGCACGAATTAGCCAAGCTTCAAGAAATACGGTCAAAATGCGAAATTGACAAACAACGCATTGAAAACCACTATAAAACACTTATCGCCAAAGCCAAGCAAAAACCAAAAGAGGTAAAGATACCTGTCATCGTTGAGAAACCTGTTTATATCGCATCAGAAGACTGTCAAAAGCTTGGAGCAATGATAGATGAAGCGATTAATCTTATCAATCGCAACGATTAGTTTGTTTTCTTGTGCGACCGCTCCGCAAATCATAGAAAAAGAAGTTTTTGTCAAGTGTCCTGTGCCTGACATACCAAAAACTGAAAAGCCAAAAGTTAATCCCGATGCGTCTTATCCTGAAAAGCTTAAGTCCTTGCTTGATTACTTGTTTGAGCTGGAGAGAGAAAACGAACTGCTAAGAACCGCCATAGAGATGTGTAAATGAAGCTTCTGATTTTTGAAGGTATTGACGGAGCTGGAAAGACCACAATTGCTAAAAAGCTTTATGAGTATCTTTTAAGTCAAGGCATTCCCACGACTTTTTACAAAGAACCGCATCACGATATACCACCAAACTCTTCACCTTTTACTCAAATGCTTTTCTTTACCGCTTCACGCTCATGGCTTTTTGAAAATCACATAAAACCAGATTTACAGCAAGGCAAAGTAGTTATCTTAGACCGAAGTTTTATCTCAACTTTAGCTTATCAATGCTTGCTTGGTGGTGTGGATTTAACGCTAACGCTTGAACTAAACAAAAAGATACTGAACGACATCAAATTTTACGTTTTCTATCTTGACTTACCACCTGAAATCGCACATCAACGCAAACCTGAGCTTAATTTAAAAACGCTTGAAAAGTTAAGAAACGCTTACTTACAACTACTTAAAGGCAAAGCTTACATTATCAACGCTTCAAACGAGCTTGACAAGGTGTTTAGTGAGGTTAAACTTATTGCTGATGAGATTGTTAGAGCGACTTTATGAACTTGGTTTGTATGTAGATGACGAAAATGAAATCAAGCATTTCATAGCTCAGCATCCTGAAGTAATTGATGATTTAGCTTACACGGTAGAAATGCTAATGCAAGAAATACCGCAAGCGAACTACCTCTTATATGCAGATACAAATGAAGACCGTCTTATACTTAACGTAAGCCTTCAAAACGCTAAAGACTATATGAGAGCCATACAGCTTTTGCCTTACCTACATCCAATAAGCGAATATTTTCAATTAGAACTTGCTGTGCCTATGCCGAACGATGAGACTGATTGAAGCCTTAATAAAACATTACTGGTTTTCTTTACTCTTGTTGCCCGTCTTGGCTCCGCTTTACTATCTAAATTCTTTTGACCCAACGCTTGCAAAAGAATTGCTTCTAAGAAAAACTACCATTGCGTTGTATTCTCTCTTGCTTGCATACATTATACGCAGGCTGATTATCGGTTATGTTAGCTGGCAAGGAGAATATCGTTATGTTTATGCTATCGTTATTCATATCATTGTCGCTCTTGCTATCATCTTCGGCTAATGCTTTACCTGAGTGCCTAAGACTTGAACCACAAATTAAACAAGCGACGGACAAATTTTTCAAAAATTTTCCGTATTGGTATAACATCGCTTTGGCAGAAGTAGAAACCAAGTGCAGGTGGAGACAATCACTTGATGGACACGGAAGCGTAGGCTATTTTCAGCTTACGCCGAAATTCTTAGACCGCTTCTTACGTCCTTACTTCCCTAAATACACAGAACCACACTTAGACCACTTTTACGCTTTTGCTTTCTATTTGAGAAGCCTTTACGATACTACGCCAATCAAAAGACTTTGGATTGTCTATCAGCGGTATAACGGTGGTAATTTAGTGTTGCGTGAATGCCAAAGAGCTAATAGCTATGCGTGGGAGCAATGCAAAGCTCAATGCAAGCGTGGTAATGTTTGCGTGTGGAGAAGTATTGATGGATGCAAGCAGTATAGAAGTGCCTGCGAGATTAACTATAGCTATTCGGTGAAAATCTACAAAAGCGGAGTAAAATATAAGAAAGGAGAAGATAGGTATGAGTATTGGTAAGTTTTGCGGAATTGACAAGTCAAAACTTTTTCGGTAAATTATAACTTACAATGTTTATCGTCAAAGATTATCGTGGAGAACTTCTTGGCATAGACAAAACTGAGCTTCAATCTTACGCACTTGGTATTTACTCTGAGCTTAAGTCTCTTAACGAAACTCGCAGAGCAAGAACAAGAGATTATCTTAGAGAGCTAAACGGCAATTCAGCAATTCCTGAACCTGAAATGCAATGGCAAAGCAACATTAGGTCAAGCTTATTCTTTCAAAAAGTAATCTTTGCCTACCTTTACTTGAGAAGCCTTATTGACAAGTCAAGCAGAAATCTACTTGCTTTTTACTCAGCCAATCCATACTCCAAAATGCCAAGCATTCTTAAGAAGATTTACGATTATGCGGTTTATCGGTCTGACTTTTTTAAAGAATTAAGCAAAGCGGTTTTTTATGGCATCTTGTCAGGTGAATTGGTGTTGCTTATAGATAGCGAGCTGACAGTTGATAACTTTGGTGATATTGAAAAGAAGGTCTTGGTTAAAGCCATACATCCGTTAGCTTTTTACCGAAGCAATGACGATATGTTCTATGCTTATGATGTGTTTTTGCCTATAGAGAAAGCTTATCGCTTAGCTAATTTCTGGAGCGAAAAGCCGTCAGAAATAAAGCCTTATAACGCTTCTCACTACTCTGAAGAAGTTGAATACTACACAAGAAGTTCTTCTCGCAGAGCTTACGCTAAGATTACATACATCTATGGCAGATACATTAACAGCACGACAGTATCCGAACCGCTTAAAATCACCTTGCTTAATGATACAGAGCTTGTAGATGTGGAGCCTATTACTCATTTAGATGGGCTAATGCCTTTCGTTTATTCAGCTTTTTATACTCAAGACATGCAATCGTCTTATGCTGATTTGATTTGGGACTATTACAAAGAAGACACGAGACTTATACGTTCGTTCATAGACAGAGTTTTACTTTCAACTGCAACCGCTTTTGAGATAGACACATCACAGCTTATAAACCGAGATGGTGAGCTTGTTATCAAGCCTTTTATGGTAATTGAAAAGACAGGCTCAGACCAAGCGGTTAATACTTTCTCTTTAGCGTCAATAGACCCAAACGCTTTACCTTTTAGACATTTGATACTCCAAGAAGCACAGAACATAACCGCTTTGACAGAGTTTCTTATGGGACTACCAACAAGCAAAGGAAGACCAACCGCAAGAGAAGTGCTTTTGAAAACACAAATGAACCAGCAAGTCATAAACACTCTCATAAACCGACTTGAAGATGAGTTCATAACTAATGCAATTAGAAAGCTTTTGACTGTATATCTTCAGATAAACTTGGATGAAGTTCTAAGACTTCTTACCCCCGAGGAACAAGCCGAGCTTAATTCTTACATCAACCAAGCTGTGCTTGAAGACAAGCCACCTGCTTTTTACATTGTCAAAGAGATTTATAAAGGCATCACCATACGAGTTGAAGGTTTGAGCGGTGTGATAAGACAAAAAGATGAGCTTGAAAGCTTGTTATCAATTCTTGAGCTTTTCGGAGACTTAGGAGCATTGAGTTTTATAAACGTGCCTTTGATAGTGAAAAGAATTGCAGACATACTTCAGCTTCCATCTGAGCTTATTAGAATACCAACGCCCGAAGAAATGCAGGCAATGGCTATGGCTCAAGCTAAGAAGAACAAAGAAATTGCTGAGTTTCTTAAGCAAATACTGTCAAACGAAGACACTCTACAAAAAGTAGCTCCCAAAAGTAAGGACTTACTATCTTATCTCAATATCATAGCGGAGGCTCAGAATGATAGTAATAGCACTGCTTAGTGCGGTTATTGTGCTGTTGTTTGTGTTGTTAGTAATGATTTACAAACTCAACAAGAAGTTGAGCAGAATAGAAGCTAAAATGCTTGAGTTGGAACAAGAACTTCAAAAGCTAAACATCCGACTTGCGGGAACAGAACAAGCAGTTAAAACTCTCGCAGAGCTTTACATAGAAGAAAGGAGGAAGCCAAGCAATGTATTTAACTTTAGATCAAGCATTATTACAGGAGCCTAAGCAGATTGTTTTTGTTGTGTTTGAAGGTAAAGTGATAGGCAGGAAGCTTGGCAGAGAGCTTTTCTTAGAGTTTGAGATAGATTTAGAACTTGCCAAACAGTTGAAAGAGGTAATCAAAGCTTACAAGCCAATCGTTTTGCCAGATGATTTAAAGCCCAACCGTGTGATGCTTTTAACCAAGACAGGACAACTGATACGCTTTAACTACGACATGATTTACTACGAAGGCATTATAAAACCTGTTTTCTTTAGCAAGCTTTACACTTCTGATGCTTTAGACTTACGACCTGCAAGTTTGCTTGCTCGTTATGATGTTGAAACCGCTCAGAAGAAGTATATAGAAGCAATGAGCTTAAATTTATAAGTCATGAAGGTTTTGGTTTTTGGCACGGGGATTGAAAATGCTTTTGTTCTTGCTTTAGCGGAGGCGGGAAATCAAGTCTATTACTACACTGATTATTTGTCTCCATATCCAAGCTTTGATGATTACGCAAACGGTTTAGGCTTTGCAAATGTTGAGAAAATTCACGACTTTTTTAACTACGTTGATAAAGTAGATGTAATAGCTACTTTTGACTGCTACGGTGGTGATTTGCTTGAGTATTTAAAGAGGAAAGGCTACAAAACTTTTGGCGGTGGTAATGCGGTAGAGCTTGAGCTTGATAGAAAACTTCTTAAGTCTGTGCTGAAATCTGTTGGTATTCCTGCACCTGATTATAAGATAGTGAAAGGTATTAAAGACATAAAACCACCTGCAGTTGTAAAGCTCAGCATTTTTCGTGGCTCAATTGAAACCTTTAGAGTTATGAATGAAGCTCAAAAGCGAAATCTTGAGATAAGGCTAAGAAAAGAATTTGGTGAGTTTCTTGATGATTTTGAGTTTATTGTGGAAGAGGTGATAGATGATGATAAGCTCGTGGAAGCTGGTATAGATGCGGTTTATAACAACGGCTTTCAGTTTCCGATGTTGCTCGGTGTAGAATATCGCAAAGGTGTTTATATTGGTAAGGTGGTTGAAAGTCTTAGTGAATTACCAAAAGGCATTCAAGAAACAGTTGTCAAACTTGATGTTGTTTTGCGTAAGCTCGGTTATAAAGGTTTCATAAGCACTGAAGAGTTCGTCAATCCACGAACATCAGAGCATTACTTTTTAGATATTTGTATCAGACCACCTTACCCACTTGGTTTAGGTTATAGATATGCAATTAAAAACTTTGCTGATGTTGTATTAAAAGACGCTAAACCACAATACAGAGGCAAGTATTATGTAGCTGTGCCTGTAGATTTTCCTGAAGCCAAAGATTACTTTACTTATGTAAAGTTTCCTGAAAACGACAAGCGGTATAACTTCAATGCATTAGGTAAGATTGGCAGGCATTACTACGTGCCTAAAGGTGAAGATTATAGTGGTTGCGTTTGTGAAGTATTTGACGAGCTTAACATAGACAAGATTTACTCAAAAATGCAAGATTTACTTTCTAAACTGGAAGGCGGAACTGACAGATTAGAAGACTTAAGACCTGCTTACGAAGAGGTGAGAAAGCTATGGCGGACATAGTAAAACTCACAAACATTGAAGAGCTTTTGAAAAAGTATGAAGAGAAGAAGCTTAACAAACAAGCTTTGAGAAATTTCTCAATAGAAGAACAGCTTCGTGGTTATTATGAGCTGTTAAACCAAATAGACAATGAGATAACGAAACTTGAAAATCTTGAGAAGAACGTAGATTTTCTTGACATCAAAAATCCAGTTAGAACAAAAGCCGAGGTGAAAGAGCTGATTATCAGACTGCTTGAGCTAAAGAAATCTATTTACGACAGGTTGAAAGATTTTAGAACAAGCGAAGAAGAACAACAACCATTTACAGCTATTCAAATAAACTTCATCCCAACAGCACCAAATAACGCAATCAACGATGAGTGAAGTAAAGACTACTCGTCTGTTAAACTATGAAGTAGAGCAAAATAGCTGGAAGAATATCTTTCCAAATCAAGTTTGGCAAGATTACTATAAGTGGCTTAGGTATGGCTTTGTAGATGTTGCTTACGAGTATGTGTTTAAAGGTTTTGATGAAACTACGGTAGAGTTTCCTTTTGTAGTTAAAACTAAAGCACCTGTTAAAGAAGTGTGGAAATTTGATTTGAAACTGCCTGTCAAAAAGATTAATTATGGAACAAAATTTACAATACCAGCGGGAGCTACGACTTTTTACTTTGCGGACAATTTTAAGCTACCTGCTAACGCTTTGAGAAGAGCGGTTTATGAGTTTCTTAGGCTTTTTAGCGAAATAGTCATAGCTTCTGATTTAGCCGAATTGAAGTTTCAGTTCGGTGTTTTAGGTGAAATACCGATAACGGTAAGACCTACAGAGTTTCGGTTTGAGGTTTATGATGTAAATGGATACTTACTTGCTACAGCTAAAACAAACGAGCTTCAGCTTTACTTGGTTTTAAACAGGGAAGTCGTTGCTTCTGCTAATGCATATGAAATTTATAATACCTACTGCTCTTTAACTTCTTGGACAAGATTTGAAGATGGAAAATGGCAATCATGCGATACTTGGACTTAATGAGCTTAAATCCTGTCTATTTGAAAGGCGACTTTGTGTATAAGACAAACAATGTGATAGTCTTTCCGCAAATAACAAACGAACGTAGCATGGATATTAACATCATCACAAACCAGTTCTTAAACGGCACGGTAATTAACAACAAACTTATAGCTTTAGTGGAAACATCACCTTTTTACAAACTTTTTTACGAAAACGCAGAATACATACTTTATGAAGCTAAAGGTCTGATGGTTTTTGGCGATGTGGTTTTCTGTTTTTACAGGGATAAGTGCTTGGTAATAAACACGGCAACAGATGAAACAAAAACAATAACAATTACAGCTCCGACAAACATCGTTTATGCTTATCAAATAAACTCTTTCTTATTCGCTCTAATTACTTCGCAACCGACAACTGTCTATATTTATTCTTTGAATGACGCAGGAGATATAGCTAACACAACTGACGGCGGAAGCATAGATTTACCAAGTTATTCGTATGCGGTATTTTCTCATCCAAAGCAGAATGTAAGACTTGTTTCGTGGGATGATAGACTGTTCCTTTTTGGTAAAGATGCAACGGTAGAATTAGCTCTTGATGTAAGAGACCTTGTATATCTTAGAACCATTCAAACATATCACCACCCTGTTAGTCCTTTTGAAGAGGTAGAACAGCTCGGCTTTGAGTTTTTCACGGAAACGCTGAACTTTTATGTATTTAGAAACACGATAAACAACAGTATGATGTGGATAAGCAAGGGCGATGAAAAAGTTTTCTTCTCAACAAATACAATTTACTTGACTAACACGCACGCTTTTCTCCACTCAAAGCTTTATACTATGAACCACGTATTTGACCCACTTCTTACAGACTTGCCAATAAATCGCTATTTTTCAGCAAAGTTCAAGCAAAATGGACTTAACGGTGTTTATGTTAATATGCTTGAGACGTCGGCTGGTAGAGAAGTTATCATGAGCGTGTTAGCAAGATACCATGAAGCAGAAAAGCTTTTTACCTATACTGTGTATCCAGACAGGCACACTTACAGACTTGGATTGAAAGGCGAGGAGTTTCTACTTGAGATAACATCTGACCAAGCTTTGAGACTTGCGGAGTTAAAGGTATGGTGAGAATTTTAAAAGATAGACAAGTCAGAGTGCATAAAGGCGTGGTGCTTTATGTAAATACTGACGGAACCGTGCGAGCAGAATTGGTTTTAAGCCCGACGATTATAGATGCAAGTAGTTATGTTTGCGTTATATTATTAACAGAGGAGGAAGAGAATGGCGACAAGAACGGAAGCAGGATTGGTTAATCTTTTGAGAAATAATATTCAGAATTCTTACGTTGCTTTGATTAGAGAGGACAATACAGAAGCTCCAGTAGGCAGAGTGGCTTTTGGAACAGTAAATCAGACTTCCGATGCGAATTTCTGGTATTTTCGTAATGCTTCGGATATTGTATTTGAAAGAGCAACTACAGATGTGGCACCTTATACCAATCGCATCAAAGAGATTACGCTCTTTAATGCTTCTACAGGTGGAAATAAGCTGATAACCATTATTCTTGATGCTCCAAGAGTGTATTTAACTGGCGACAGATTTATCATACCTGCTGGAGCTTTTGAGATAAAAGTGCCTAAACTTGTTCCATAATGCAATTTGATACAGTTCTAACAGAAAAACAGCAAGAGACTTTAAACGCATTTTTCAATGGCGACAAGCCTTGGATATTATGTGTAGGTGGTAAAGGCTCGGCAAAAACCACTGCACTTGTTTATATTCTCATTATTTTGATGACTGACGAAAAATATAAAGAAAGCAAGATACTTGTGGCTCGTGAAAGTCTTAGAGATTTGAAAAACACTCTGATTGAAGAGTTTTTCAGAGTAAGCAATAAGCTTGGTTTAAAGCTTGGACTTGCTTACGATGAAAACAAACAACTCCAAAGAATTTACTCTTATGTGAATGGTTCTGAAATCTTTTACTTGTCTTTGTCTAACAAAAACGAGCAATACAAAACAGTCAGGTCTTACGAGTTCAACGTAGTTATGATTGATGAGCTTGATAGGATAAGCAAAGAAGCTTTTGTAGAAGCCTCGGAAAGGCTTAGGTATAGACATAAACTTGTGCGTGGGATTGTATCTCTCAACCCTGTTCCTGAAACTCATTGGATTTATCAAATGTTTGTGCAAGGCGAAATGAAAGACTTAACGTATATCATCAAGTCAAGTCTTTACGACAACTTTATTTATGTAAAGCTACCGAAAGATGTGTTGAAAGATGCAGAGCATTACCTTTTTGAAGGCAAGAGTTATTACGTAATAAATAACACACGCTACGAAATTGTAAGTGAAAATGGCGACTTTTACATAACTAAACGTTTTAACACTCCGCATAGCTACATAGTGCAAATGGAACATAAGCCACTGGTTTATCGTAGAGTAATGGTAGATGGAGAGTGGGGGAACGCTTATCTTGAAGGTGATGGTATCTATTCGCACTACTTTACTGACGAACACATAGCAACAGATGTAAATCTTGATATACCAGATTTGATTTTCTTTTACAACTTTTACGCAGGTCTTGACTTTGGCGTGAGGCGTCCTGCTTATTGCTTGATTGCTGAAGATAGGTATGGCAGGTTGATTGTAGTGGATGAGCTTATAGGTGAAAACGAACCAATGATTGTGTTTATGGATAATGTCATCACACGCTTGAAAACTAAATTCAACTTAACACCAAGAGATGTAGAGTTTTGGGGGGATATAGCTGGAACTCAAAGAGAACAATATGATGGCAAAAGCATCGTCAGAAAGATTGAAGACACTTTCAAGATAAGAATTTACACGCAGAAAACACCGCAATTCCACAGCGTAGAAGCGATTAAAGAGCTTTTAGAGACCAAGATAAAAGATGTGCCTGTTCTCAGAGTTCATCAATCTTGCCATTTGACTTTACAAGGTTTTATGAGCGAGTTTAAGTATGACGATAATGGTAAATTGCTTAAAGATGGATATTACGAGCATCTTCACGACGCATTACGCTATGTGCTTTTTGCGTGGTATAAACAGAACAAAGTAAAGAATTTCAGAGTAAGAACACCAAGCTATTGACAAAGATTGCTGTTAGTATATAATTACTTACTATGGAGCAAATTGATTGGAACCAAATTTTACAAGAGTTAGAACAGTTAAAGCAAGGCTTAACTCAGCAAGAAGAACAACCACAACAAACACAAGAAGAGCAAAGCCAACAAGTTTCCACTACTCATAATGAAGCCTCAGACCACAGCCAAGAATGGGATTACTGGCTAAGCATAGGCAGACAGACCTTTATCAACAAATACGCATTTATGCCGAACTTTGCTAAGTATTTACCAGTCATAGAACAAAGGGCGATGCTTAAGCTTCAACAAGATTTGCAAACTAACAAGGTCAAAGACACCTACGATGCGTATTTGGAAGAAGCTTTAAAAGATGTGCTGAAAGAATTTGCATCCATAACTCAAGACTTCTCATCTTTAGCAAGGTATATGAGTTCCACGCAACAAGTTAAGCAAGTTCAAAAACCTTACACGCAAGAAGATTATTACGAAGACTATAAAAAGATGCTTGAGCGAATAACGGTAAAAGACATAGCTCACATAAGATTTGACGATGGTTCTAAGCATAGCGGATACTGGGGACAGCCTCAGCTTGAGCTTGGGGCTAAACCAAATCTTGACATATGAAGTAAGTATGTATATATTTACAAAGCTGAGGAGGTAAAACATGGCGATATTTTGGAACCCTGCTTTAGGAACATCAGCTTTTAGTGATGCTGAATTCTTTTCTTACACAACTGAAGCCCAACCTGTATCAAGACCTGATTTTAGCAGGAGCGTAATGAAGTATGTAATGCCTGAAGTATTCTATAGGCGGTATGTGTCAAAATGGACCAACTTCAAAGAAGGGGCGTCGCATTTCTATGTGATGTACAAGAAAATCACAAGACCTGAAACGCAAAGCTGGAACGAAGTAGGAGAATTTGACCCGCTACCATCTATCAGTGCAAACTTCAAACAGTTCAGCGTGGCGGTAAATGAGCGTGGAGTTCAATTCCCGATAACTCTTAGAGCTAAGATATTCAGCAACATTGACCTTGAAGCGGAAGTAAAAGCTCACGTTAGCGATGTTATTAAAGCATCTATTGAAAGAGACTTGCTTGTAAATGCTTTCGCTTATTTAGATGTGCTTGGACTTTGGACTGCGACAGGACTTGAAGTGCATGCGGGAGTAAGCATAGCTCCAACTAAAACTTTTTCAGCAGATACCACACCAATAACGATAACACAATACACTATTCCAACAGCCACAACATTTGCCGAGCTGAATATGAACGCTATCAGAGAATTCGGACAAGCGTTGCTTGAGTTTAACGCTCCCTCTTATGATGGGCAAGGCTACGGTAGGTATCTCGTAATAATGAACCATAGAGCATTGCAAAGACTATCCACAGACCCTGAATTCTTTACAGCTATAACAAGACTTCAAGACAGAGAAGCAATAAGAAGCGGTTATATAGGGCATTACTACGGCTTTGAGTTTGTCTTGGATGAAGGTAGGTGGATAGACAGGTTTATAGTGCCAATGCAACCTGCCGTGCTTACAGGTAAAGCTATTTGCATATTCTTGTCTCAAGATGCAGTAAGAGAGGCGATAATAAGACCTGAAGAGATAAAGACAGCGAAAGGTGATTTTGACAGATTTATGTCTGTAGGCGTTTTTACTTACAGAGGTGAAAGCCCAACATGGTTTAGTTCAGAAGGTCAGGCTGTTGGTGGATGGTTGGTAGGTGCATAATGAATGACAAACAGAGATTTCATTTTGTTCGTTATAGAAGACAGAAAAGTTCCTTACAATGACCAAATTCTTACGCTTGCTGATGCTTACTTCAAGCTTGTAATTGAAGACTTAGAAAAGAAAAACAACTTTAACTACATGAGGCGAGAAGCTCTCGCTACGCTTCTTGCAGGCAACTACTATATACCTTTTACCGAACATATCAAACAATTCAGAGAAGTAATAGACAAGCAGAGAGGTTTTAAGCTTATCGGCGATGAAGATACCAAAGCTTTGTATATGTATGACCCAGACAAAAGAGCAGTGCCGTCAAGATACTACTATTCACCGTCGGACCAAAAGCTTTATTTTGACTGTGCAGTTGCAGAAAACACAGACTACATTTTGAGTTATTACGTTTTTACTTACAACACAAACTTAGTAAATCCAGACCAAACGCACCCACTTATTAATGAAAATAAGACTTTGCTCCTACATGCTCTTAGCTATTGGATTGAACGATACTTTACTGCGGATTTAACTTTTGAAGCTCAAAGAAAAGAATTTGCTGAAGCATTAGAAAGAAGCTCACAACTGATGCAACGCTATACAAAAACGCAAGTTAAATTTGATTTTAGGAGGTATTAACGATGTTAGGTGCTATTGTAGGAGCTATTGGCGGTGCTTTGCTTGGCGGTTTATTGTCCCAAGGCTCTAAACCTTCTGTGTCTTATTCCTCTTATACACCACCTTACGCACAGTTAGGAGCTAATGTTATTTCTGAGCTTCTTTCAAAAGTTCCAGACCTTTCACAAAGAATAACTGAACTTAGAAGACCTTACATAGAAGAAGCTATAAGAAGTGCTGAAGAGTTAGAAAGCAGAGTTGCAGATTTGTATGACACATTGCTGTCTCAAACAGAAGATATGATAGATGCAGAAACGAGAAAACAATCGGCACGACTTGGAGCGTTAGGCTTGGCTAACACTCAAGCTATGCAATGGACTCAAGCAGATATTTTACGTAAAACAAAACTTCCTATTATGCAAGAAAAAACTGGAATTTTAGCACAAATCTTGCAATCTAAACCAAAGCTTTACGCTGACCTTTCCGAACTAATTACAAGCACTGATAAAGAACTTCTTGAGTTTGACTTAAAGAGAAACTTGGCTCAAGCTTTATTAGGTGTTCCGTCTGTAGTTCAGCCAGTAGTTAAGCCAAGCTTATTTGACTATTTACCAAGCATAGCGACACCTTTACTGACGGCTTTTCTACTTAGGAGGTAAGGCATGAGTATAATAGTAAGACCAGCTATTGAAGTAGAAAATCCATTCGGAGCAATAGCTTCTTATATTTCTGAAAACGTTTTGCCTTTAGTCATAGCTATTGAAACAAACAAAAAGCAAATACAAAAACTATCAGACACAGAGCTTAGCGACCATACAGATATACTAAAACAATATGCCCCCGATTTACTAACACCTGAAGGTAAAATAGACTGGTCTAAAGTAGAAGAATACGCATCAAGCGACGACAGAACTAAGCAAAAATTAGCTTCTTATCTACTATCAGCAAGACAGCTTAGAACAGACTTTGCTAATGCTTCGTTGTATGAAAAACTTCAAATGCTTGATGCTGTAGGTAAAGCAACTTCACCAGACCAACTAAGGAAAATCGCAGTTGTTGGGCAAGGTTTAAAGAAGGTGCTGGATGTGATAGAAAAGAGCAATGCCCCAGACGAACTAAAGCTGTGGTTTTTGCTAAATCACGAAGCCTTTTACGAAAAGCCAGAGCTTTTAGAAGCAGTGATGAAAATATTCAGTAAAAAGGAGCAAGCTTCTACTAAAGAAGAAGCTAAGGCACCAGATACATCATGGAGCTTGTCTTATAGACCTGAAACTTTAGAAGAGCAAGTAAGAAAGTTTTTACCTGATGTAGAGCTTTCGCTTAATCTCCCAGCTCCGCCTAAAATACCTACTACAAAAACTAAAAACTCCGCTCCGAAATCAAACAAAAAAGAAAAACCGCAGAAAACCGCTACTGATACAAAAGAACAAAAACCTGTTCTTCCCCCGCCTAAGGAGGTAGGGCTTCAAGATGCAGGTTTCTTAGACCCAATTGACCTTCTATTGGGAGGAGGGGCATTAGCAGGGATAGGGGCTTTAGGTTATGGTGCTTTTAAATATGGTCCAAGAATTTTCAGTCTGATTAAAGAAGCACCGTCGCAAGTTATCAGGCTGCTTAAAGATTTACTATTACGAAAACCAAGCAATAAAGCATCACAAACAGCTGATACAGTAAAAACTTCTACTACGCAACAAAGCAATAAAGCATTACTTAGGGAAGAGAGACGTCAAGAGCTTAAACAAAAAATAGCTAAAGAGATTGAAGAATTTAAAAAGCAAGCGAAACAGTTTGAAGAAGAATTCAAACAGTTTAGCAGAGCTTTACCTTTCAAAGAAATTAAAGCCTTACCACCCAAGAGCTTATCTACTATTCTACAAGAGTTAAAAGAGCTTGAAGAACAATTCAAACGGTTTAGAAGGTGGTATGATATTATGAAAAGAGGGCATAAAGAAAAAGAAAGAGAAGCAGAGTTAATAAACAAGATTAGACAAGAACTGATAAAAGGAGCGGATACTAAAGCTTTACCTTCACCGCAAAAAGCAACTCCAGAAGATATTAAACGTGTGCAAGAAGGACTTAAAAAGTTAGAAGAAGAATTAAAAAAGACTAAGAAGTGGGAAGAAGTTGTTAGAAGAGTGCAAGAGCAACAAAGAGAGGCAGTAGAAAGAGCAGAAGAAATGAATAGATGGATACGTTCTGTATTTAGAGGATTACCCGCTTTTCACCCATTAAAGTCTGCATTACTAAAGAGAAAAGAAGAACTTGAAAACGTTATAAAAGAGCTTAAAGCACGGCTACCAAGCTCAGAGGAACTTAAAGACATAAAAAATATGGTGAATGAAATTAAGCAATTGGAACAAGAGATACAAAAACTAAAACAGTTAGAAGAAGAACTAACAAGTTTAGTGAAAGGAGGAGCTAACAAACCAGAAAAAGTGATAAATCCGACGAAGAAAAAGAAAGGCAAATGATTTATATTTATACCTATGCTTGGCAGAATTATAACTTCAATCAAAAACGCCCCACGCTGGGCTAAAGTGCTTGGTGGTTTAGGTTTAGGTGGTGCTGGCTTGTATGCTCTTAGAAAGCTTAGCCAAGAGCCTGAAGAACCGCAAATTGACATTACGCCAGAAGAAGCTCAAACTCCAGCTTCAAAAGTTTCTTCTAAAGCTTCAGGTTTAGCTTCGCCTAAAACAAAAACTGAAACCAAAATTCCAACTACACACGCTTTGCTTGAGTTAGCTCAATATTCAGTTTTGCTTGGACAAGAGTATGAAGCTGTAAAAAACAGCTACTTACAAAGTTTAGCACAATACCAAGAACAGCTTGATAAACTTCTTCCAGCTATTACTGTTCTTGCTATGAAAACTCCGCTTTCTGCTTTAACAAGTGAAGACTTGCCTGACAAAGTTAGAACGATGTTTCAATATTCACGCTTTGACACTGCTTTAGAACAATTTCCAAAACTTTTGCAAGGCTATTACATAGCTAAAGCAAACGGCATAGACACTACACGACTAACGGAAATGGATTTGATAACTATAGCTGACAATCCAGCTTTTGTGCAAAACGTGAATGAGAATTTCATTCAAGTAGTTTCTACGATAGCCGAACATATAAAGCTTCAAATAGAGACTAATCTTAAGCTTCTTGGCAAATTAAAAGACGAATACAAATTCAAGCTTGACACACTCAAGGCAACTGCAGATTTTATGAAAAAGATGGTAGATGCGATTTTGAAAGAAAAAGCTCTTGAAATACAAAAGTTCAAAGCAATGACTGATGCTTCTTACAAAGCAAGCAAGCTTGCACTTGAAAGAGAAAAACTCAACCGACAAGTTTCTACTATACCAGATATAGAGGTGCAGAGATGAGTTTTCTTGGTGATGTTTATAAAACTATAGAGAACTCAGCTATCACTTTGTTTAACTCTCTACACGAACTAACAGGCAAGAGGTTCCCATCCGCTAAGCAAATAAACAATCTAACAAAAAGAGTAGGTTTCAAGCTGTTCCTTTATGCTCCGTCTGACTACGATAGCACGCAAGAACTAAGAACTCAAGCAAAGCAAGTTATAAGAAGCGGATTTAAAGAGCTTGCTTTTGATTACATCAAAGAGCTAAAGGAAAGACAGGATACCGAAGGACTTCAAGAAATCGCTAAAGAACTGCAATACAAGGTAGCCCAGCTTTACAAAAGAGCCAAAACTAAGCCAAGCGATTACATAGAACTTGCCCATACACTTGATATAGTAAGAGCTATAGACCCAACTTACGAAGAAAAGTTTTAAAAAGCATTAAACCAGAACACGCATCCGCTTTGCAAGAAGCACGAAAGCTTGTTAATCACATAAATAATGCTGTATCTTTGCTTAACTTGACCGCACTTGCAGGTGGTATAGCAGGCTTCGGAGTTAGAACCTTGCTTATTCCACGATTGAGGAGCTATATAGCTAAGACTTTCCTTGCATCAGGAACTCACGCATTTACAGGACTTGCTTTAGCTGGCTCTGTCTTAGGTGAATTAAAGAAGGCTGAAGGTGAAGGTAGGAACCCGCTTACCGCTTTGTTTGACCCTTTCACTTTAGCTTTGGCTTATGATACGATTTATCACGGAGGCAAAGCTTTAAAGTCAATTCACAAAAGCACAGTTATTGAAGATGCTTTAGCAGGACACGTGGAAGCCAAGCTGATGACTTTCTTTAATCACACTCTTGAAAACAAAGAACGCTTAGCACGATACAGAAAAGAAGTCAAACAGCTCGCAACTCTTATTGAGAAAGTAAATCCAAGCTTATCAGACAATTTACTCAAGCAGATAAACACTAATCAAGCTGTGGCTTTGAATAACCTTATATCGCTAAGAAGTCTTGAAGCACAGCTAAGCAACGAGCTACGTATCTTTACTGAAGCTGTTTATAATCTTGACGAGGTAAAAAACGCCTTCAAACCTTTCTTTACTCCTGACGGTAAGTTAGTAATAGATGCAAATCAAGTAGAGCATATCCTTTGGATGCTTAGTAAAACTAACCCCGTTGTAAGAAAATATGTGGAAACGCAAAGAAAGGCATCGCTACTTTATGCTCTGTCTAAAGCGTATGAAGATAATACGCCAACTGTCCATATGCGTATAGAAACAGATACAGGTTTTATTCGTCAAACTTTCAGTCTCAACAAAGCTGAAGATACTTTTAAAGCAATTTTTGATGAGATTAACAAGTATTTGGACCAAAACTTTAACGTGGTTCTTGAATGGAAAAGACCTATCTTAGACACGCCAAGGTCTGTTGTGATAAAGCCTGTCTATCATCCAAGCGTTGATGACTTTTACACATTAATAGGTGTGTTCTTTATTAAAGGCAAAAAACTTGAAGGTGGCATGCTAAAAGACGAATTTATTGAATATCTAAAAGGTATTGGCTTTGATGATGACACTATCGCCTATCTTAGAAAACAATTTCTTGACAGCTTAGCACCTGACGAGCGTATTATCCTTCGCAACGAGCCAATCATAATTCCTTACTCAATGGCAGAGCTTGGTAAATCTGCTTTAGACTTGACTGTCAAAAAGCTTTACCTTGACGATACTGCCGAGATAGTTTATTCTGCATATAACGTAAATCTGTCGCCAGCGAGAATTTTCCCATCCAAACTAAGAGAATTGGCTAAAAAGTCAAAACAAATAGCAAACAAGCTTAGCAAAGAAGCTCTTGAATTGGAGACAGAAATTCTTAGCAAAACCGCACAAACTTTGCGTAAAGCGGGAGTAATTCAAAACGAAGAAGATTTGATAAGACTAATCAAAGAAGTAGAACCAAGCGAGGCAAAGCGAATTTTGAAAGAGCTGATTGTTTCCGCTGAAAAGACTGGCAAAATTAAACCACAAGAGCTTCAAGAACTTGACAAACTTCTTAGAAGAAAGATTGACCTAACTACAGCAAGAAAAGTCTTAGACGAAATGAAAGAGCAAGGCTTAATTTCCGAAATTCCTGATGAGCTTGATATTCAAACTGCTTTGTCTCTACTTAAACAAGGAAGAAAGGCTTTAGCTGAGCGGATAAAGACTACAGCCAAACAAGAACATGAAGAGTTTTTAAAAATCTTGCAAAATGATACAGAGCTGTTAAAAAGGCTTCCGATAAATCTTTTACCAAGCAGAAAGATAAAGCTTGAGCTGTCAAAGGTCAAAGATTTAATCAAAGCGTCTCTTAGTGCTGAAGAAAAACTTAACAACATCGCATCAACATTAACGCAGCTTATAGAAACGCCTAATTTTGAGCTAAGAAGAACTAAACAAGGTTTCGCAACTGTCTTTAACTCTTACGATGATATGATTAAGTTCGTGGCTCCAAGAGTTTGGAGCAGACTACACAGTAGAATGGAAGCAGTTAGAGTGCTTAGCGAAGTAAGAGATTTCTTAGAACGGCTACCGCAAAGAAACGAAGGTCAGGAATTGCTTCTGAAGTTTATCAGAATGGTTGAAGGAACTACAGGAGATGAGTTCGCAGATAAGCTTACCACAATAAGCAAGTTTCTTGGTTCAGTTTATACTATGAACTCTTTACCTATTGCGTTAGGAAACTTAGGACAATACATCGCTACCGCATCAGTTTTATTCCCAAGCTTAAGATTTGCTAACCCGCTTCATTTGGTTAAACACTCTGATGAAATTCTTGAAGCATTTAGAGAAGTCGCAACAGCAAGACACGGTGTTTATAGCTTCCATAGACTAAATCCGTTTATCCCGCTTATCCAAGCAACGCTAAGAGCAAGCATTAAAGCAAGCATCCAAGATGAAGATGATATGATGAGAGTGCTAAGAGATTACGCAAGGCTCATAGCTAAGCCCGAAGAAATTGATGATGTTGCTAAAGAACTGTTTGAATTCTACAAGTCAAATAAAGAACTGCTTGTAGATGACTTAGAAAGAATAATTTCGTCCGTAGATGTAAGAGCTATGGGAACGAGATTTCTCAAATACGCTCAGATAGGTGAAATTGTCTTGCCTTGGTATCGCTTTATCTTTACTCCTGTAAGTTTTAGCTTAAACGCTCTTAAACAATTACCTGTAAGACTTGCCGAAAAAGATTTGAAAGCTGTAGCAAAAGGTATCGGCATATCTACACTTCTTGCAACTGCTATAACTTCTGAGACAGTTCCTTATCTTGCTCCAGCTGAAATTGGTCTTGGTATTGCTAAAGACTTGGCTAATTTGCTTCAGCTGTTGTTTGATATAGATACTCCAGACGTGCTTCAACACAAAGATGTAAAAAACGCAATTTTAAGCATAATCGGTGATATAACAGGCATAAGAGAGCTACATCCTGCGGACAAGAATTACATCTTTGAAAATATCGGAAGAATGGTATCAAACGCAATTCTTGGAGCAGAAGCAAGAGGAAATTCAAAGCTTGGAGATATTCTTGAAACAGGACTAAGAGTGTTTGACTTGATATTTAACTTACCAAGAGCTGGAATAATCAGTGCAGGAGCAATGAGCTTCGGCTTTGGTGGAATATCAGAATTACCATCTCCCGTGCTTCAAACTGCTAAAGCAATCTTCAGAGAGCTTTTTACTTACGAAAAGAAAGAGCCAGCAGAAGCTATGACAAGCCTAATTTCTACGTTATTTACTCAATTGGTTCCGCTCGGACGAAGCATAGTCATTGCTGTTGAAGGACGCCCACTTGCGAAAGGATTACCAGCAGAAGTTAGAGATTACTACGGTATCGGTGAAAAGTTGTCTGAAATACCAACTGAAGAGCTATACAAAATAATCGGTGCAAGCTGGTTAGTAGGCTTCATGGCTCAGTATTGGGATGGTGTCTTTACGAAATACGTAGGAACAGCTTTAGCTGAGTGGTTCTCGGGAGAAGGTGAAATAACGCAAAGCTTTAAGATGCCAACAGAAGCAGATTACTACAAAGTGATAAACCTAAGAGATAGCACAATTCTAAGAAACGATGAGAACATCAATTACATAACCGCAATTATCAAGAAAGCAAAGCCTGAACATAAAGAGCTTATTTTTAGAAGACTTCACAGATTAGCTGAAATTACAGTTTTCGGAAGAACGAAAACGCCGAGCAAGTCTTTAGAAAATCTTGTGCTTAGTGAAGACTTTGAAAAACGCAAACGTGCTATTGAGAACTACATCAAGATTTATGAACGGACTAAAGACTACTTGACAGACGAAAGCAAGATTTTCGTAGAGCAGAGCATAAAAAACTGGCTTAACTTTTTAAAGTTGGCTGAGGAGGTAAGACGCAGACATGGACTTGATTAAAGAGCATCTCGGTTTGATTAATTTGGTAGTTGGTGTTATGCTTGTGCCATTGGTGAAGTTTCTTTTTGACATGCGATTGAAAATTGAAAGACTTGAGACTATAATAAACATTATGCTTAAAGAGATAGAACAGTTAAAACACCATTTAGGAGGTGGTGATGATAAAGATTAAAGTCGGTGCTGTGTATATGTATATTGATGAAAATATAGCCAAACGGTATTATCCGCATCTGCTAAACCTACCACAAGATAACACGGAAAAGCAAGAGACAAATCCTGAAATGCTTTTATCTGATACCGAGAAAGAAGCTTCATCAAGTCCTTCGGCAAGCTCCGAACAAACTTCACCTCGTAGAAGCCGTAAGAAAGCAAATCTTGATACGGAGGCTTCAAGCGAAGAACGATAAAATCAGGAAAGCCACGATACACCGTGCTGTAGATTTTTATTGCTTTATCAAAGTATCTCTGCTTAAGTATGCGATAAAGGTCTTTCTCTTTAACCGCCTTTGCTTTGACTTTTTCTTTTAGAACGAGCTTTAGCAAGTCGCTTCCTCCTTATTTCCATGAGCTTTCTTAGTATTTTATCAAAGCATTCGCCGTAATACTCATCCACTTGAATATCTTTTAGTTTGTTGCCAGAGCGGAGCTTGACGCCCCACTCCAGCAGTCTATCAATGATTGGAGTATCGCTAACTTTGAAATATGTTGCTATTTCTCTGATAGTAAAGCCAATTTCGTAAAGCGTAATAATGAGTTCTTTTTGCTCGTCTAACCATTTGCATCTGATAAGCTTATTACATCTTACACGTTCATATCTCACAAGTCCATTCATCGTAAGGCTCCTCCTCTATTAACACTACTCTTGCTATAGCAAAGCCCTTTTTCTGCATAATGGGATAAACAGTCTTCCAAATCTTTCGTGGTATTAAAGCTTTACTGAAATCGGCTTCGTCCAAAATGGCTGGAAGTTTGTCTGGGTCAGCAACATACAAAAGAAAATGGTCCAACCAGACTTTTATCATGGTGCCACCTCCTTTATGATTTTTCCCATTTTTTGCTAATGTTAGGCATTTCAACTTCAAGTTTAAATTCTTCAATCAACCTACCTTGCTGTTTAGCTTCTTCTAAACACCACTCCCAAGCTTGTTCCATCTCCGCTTTTACAATTAAAGCTATATCCTCTGCTGTTTGTCTGTCTGCTTCAATCACTATCTCGTCATGCACCAAATTAACAATAGCAAGGCTTGGATACTTCTTCTTAAGCTCTACTATCGTCTTCTTAAACAACTCTGCACCTGAACCTTGTATTTGATAGTTAAGCATTTGCTGTGGAGATTTAGCTACGTATTTTCTACCAAGCCAAGTTTCACCTTCAGCTTCTGTGTTGTATCTAAAGTAATCTTTGACAAGCTCGTGTTCTTTAGCTATCTTTGTATAAGTCTCAAAGAATTTCGTGTGAATTAGTTGTGCCGTCTCTAAATCCATCGGAATTCCATTGCTTATGCAATATCTTTGGAAACCTTGTGGAGAAGCTCCGTAAATTAGTCCAAAATTGGCAGACTTTGCCACCTGCCTTTGCTCCTTAGATACTTCATCTACAGGCACGCCATAGATAATTGAAGCCGTTATTTTATGAAGGTCTTCACCTTTTCTAAACGCTTCTACAAATTTCGGCTCACGCCATAAAGCACCTCCCAGTCTCAATTCTATCTGCGGAAAGTCAGCTGTTATAAGGACTTTATCGTTATCTTCAGTAAAGCCAAACAAGTCTCTCAAACTTCTTGGAACCTGCTGAAGATTTTCATCATTGCAACTCATACGTCCGCTTGGAGCCTGTGTTGTCCAAAAGATGCCTTTCACTCTAACTCCGTGCTGTATATACGTCTCAAGCATAGAAATTTCTTTAGCTATCTTTCTTGCAAGTAAAACCTTCTCCGCTATTTCCTTTCTTACTCCATTGTTGATTATTAGGTCTTGAAGCGTCTCTTCCCTCGTATCTTGAACCGATAAAGCGTTTTTAGTTTGTTGCGGGGAGCGTGGATTAAAGCCAAGCTCTTTGGTTATAACATCAAGTTCTTGTCGTAGAACAATTAGCTTTGCTCTCGCTTCTTCAACCAAGAACGGCATTCCTCTTTGGCTTGTATCCACACAAACCTTTAAAGCTTCTTGGTCTAACTGTTGAACTATGCTTAAACTGTCATCAGAAATGGCATCAAACAGTTTAGGCAAATAATAAACATCAAGACCAACATATTGTAGCTGTTCTTGTGTAAAGTAAAGTGTGTTTTTGAATGTTTTTCTGATTTTCGTTTTGTCAAATGGATACTCCACTCCAAGCACATCTTTTAACACATCATCTAACTTAAAGCTGTCTCTTTTGTAAAGCTTTTCCCGTGCAAGTAAAAGCAAGTCTAACACGACATGGTCTTTTAACTCTTCATAAGAGAAACCAAGCCTGACAAGGTCATAGTTAAGCCCCCAGCCACTTATTACGTTAAATCTGAGAAGCCATTCTTTGACTTGCTCCAGCTTGACTTTACGTAAATCTACCGCATAAACCTTTTTCCAGTGTTTTTGATAGAGAGCGAGCAAAATAGGTTGTTGCGTTTCAACATCTGCTTCTACGTCTATGTATATAGTTCCATCGTATTGTATGTGGTCTTTAATTTGCTTAAAGTCTGTTATAAGCTCTACATCAGGTAGAGGTGCGGTTAGTTGTTTGACTTCTTTAATTTCAGCAAAACGATTATCTTCTTGCGGTTCGTTATCAGCACCACCATTGTTATTCGGTGGTATTGGTGGCGGTTCTGCGTCATCGTCATCATCTGCAAAGCTCATATTCAAATACTTTTCTACATCTACACCTTTGCCTTTTAATACGGTATAAACAGAGTTAAACACTTTCTCACTCAAAACACGTTTTGCGGTATTGATATAAGCATAGAGACAAAGGTCTCTATCTTTGTCAGGCATGTTATTTACATTTTCTAACAATCTCTCCACGTCGTTGTTTATCAATTCTGCATCATCAATTCTGCTAACAAGCACAGAGTTTGCGAATAAATAAGCTCTTGTTGTTTTGTATTTCTTGAGAAGAACATCTTTAGAATACTTCAAGACTTGCGAGCTTGGTATTTGCACCTTTGCTATTTTGATAAGCTTATCCAAAGAAGCTCCTCCCAAAGTCCGAGGCAAGTCTGGTCTGTTTCTATCGTTGATAGTCTTGTAAAGAATATCAGTCAATTGTGTCAGAAAATCTACAAGCTCTTCTTCAAGCCTTTTCTCACGTGGCAGGAATAGTTTATAGAATGTTGATAAGCTTGTATCCACGTATAAAGCTATTTGTGTCAAAAGCTCTTCCCACTCTTCTTGCGGAATTTGAAGAACATCAGTGAAAATTCTAAGAGCGAAAAGTATTCTTGAAAGTAAGTTGTCAATAGCAGAAAGAAGCTTTACCTTTTGGTCTTTATAACCTTCTCTTATCAGTGTGTCTTGAAGCAACTTAATACTTGCGAACTTACGTGCTTGCTCCTCAATAATGCGTTTGTCTATCCTTTCTAAGTCTTCAATTATCTTATAAGCGAAACCATGATGGTTGTAAAATTGTTCTATCAGCTCGTTGTAAAAGCTCATTAGCTTTTCATACTTTTTCAAGTTCCTGTCGTCAAGAGATATAACTAAAGACCTTCTGAAGAGACCTTCGTTTTCCTGAAGCATTGCCTCAACAGGTAAGTTCTGAGGCTCTCCAGCGATAACGACAGGCACATCTATTGGTTCAAACACACCATAAGAATGAGCTTTTACGCCTTGATTTGCTATCAGATAGATGAGATTTTCAACTTGCTTTCTTTTCTCTTCTGTGTTTGCCCTTACCTCATCAAGCGGAAGTGGAACTTTGTAGTTTCCGTATTCACGTTCTATTCTTACCACCGACGTTTCCGAGATATCTATAGTAAGCGGTAAGCCATACAAAGCCGAAGCTACCTTTAGTCTTGTAGTCTTACCTGTTCCTGACGAACCCCTCAAAAACACGAGAGTGTTAAGCTCTTCACGAAGAGCTGTATTTTCAATATAAGGAGAAATGATATGCGTGAGGAAATAGCCTAACAATATAAGCATCACTGGGTCTTTCAGTTTTACGATTTCTCTATAGTAGTTTTTCCAAGTGTTGAAATCGCCTTTTACGCTCGGAATAAACTGCTTAACGCTTTGAGACATAAAACCGTGCATGAAAAAGTTGATATCTTCAACACGATATCTGTTCTTGTTTGCTACAACTATCTTCCAGTTGCCTTTTTCTTTGTCGTAATAGTATCCTACTTTTGCTATGGTTCTTCTGCCATGCTTCATAACAAAATCTTGTATATAACGCTCTACCAAAAGCTTGAACTCTTTCTTTTGCGTTGGAACTATTGTAATAGCGTGAAAGTTTGAATAGTCAATATTACCGCCAGACGTTAGACCGACTTTTATATAGAAAGTCCCGTCTTTCGTATTGACTTTTAAGAAATTAAAGTCATCTTTTTTGTCTGGTTTTGGAAAGTAAAGATAATCTTCAATTGTAAAAAGCTCGCAAACAGGCTTACGCTCATCTTCTGCGATGTAATACCAAAAACCTTTCTCTTCGTCAAGCTCAAAACCTGCAATGTTTATGTATATGAGGTCTCTAAAAATATTGGAAGTAAGCTTGCCATCTTTCCATCTTGCGTGCGGACATTGATAACAAAAATCTTTAAATCTTACAGCTCTCAAGCTTATACTCTCACATCCCATTACTACATAACCATCTTCCCGCTTTACTTTCTCATACTCTTTTTCAAACTGATAGATTATTCTCTTTAATTCAGGAGTGCCTTTCTTCCATCTGAGGCTATTGTTTATCCACATGGTTTTGTAAGTCTCTTTATCTCCAGACACATGTGCAAAGAGCGTATATTTATGTGCCATTAGGAACCATTCATCGTAGTTGTGATTTTCCCACTCTTGCTCCAATATCCGCAAGATAGGACACGCTTCATATACAGTTCTCAGATAGTTCAAACTTAGCTTAGAAGCTGGAATAATCGGTAATTTCTCTCCGTCTATTAAAACTCGGCTACCTTCCAGCAAGTCAAGAATAAACGTATCTTTTTGGTTAGGTTCTGAATAAAGATATATCTCATCGCTATACCGTGTATGAACGTTCCACAAGATATCAACTCTATCCACAAAATGGTAAGTCCTTCTCAAGCTTTCAAGTGCATTTTTAAAATCACGCAAAGCTGATATAAACTCTTCATCATCTTTGCTTATACGCTCTACTGTAAAGTAAAGAAGATGCCAGCCTTTCACTGTTCTTAAAATAACAGTCGGCTTTATAGGTAATACATTTGCAAACTCAAGAACTTTTTCAAGCGATAGTGGTGTCTTATCTTTGTTCTCTATGTCAATACGAATAGGACACTTAGTCCATTCAAAATAATCTTTACCATAACGCTCTTTAAAGCTTGCTAAGTTAAACCTTACTTCAGACCTTCTGGATGTTGCTTTATTCTTAAACTCTTCTAACGCTGATTTTAAATCGGTTCCGACAAGTTCAGGAAATACTTCCAGAAGTGGTTTTATGGTTTGGCTTTTGTTTATCTTGTCTTCTATCATCACATAAACAAAGCCGCTAAACTCTATGCCTTCTTCTGTGAAGCTAATAAGACCTGCAAGCTCCAAAAGATTGAAAAAGTCTATTTTTTGCATGGCTTATCCTCCTGATTTATTTAACCTCTTGTAGAAACCGCATAGGTCTTTAAATAAACAAAACTGACAATAACCATTAATTATTCCAAGCGGTGGATATTCTTCTGTATTAACGAGTTTCTTAACTTGCTTTATTACGGTCAAAACAAAATCAGTCGGATATGGTTTTACAGGTATTTTTACGAAATCGTTCGGCATTATGTAATGTAGCTCGTAATAATCCGCATCATCAGTAAGTCTGTATAGAGAAAGCTGAAATAAATGAGATGGTTTAGGATGTAAAACATGCTGTCTTGTAGTCTTCATTTCAATCATTCTCCTTTCGTTCGTTATAATATCAATATACCCAGTTATTATAACATCATCTATCTCAAGCTCAAAAGGTTTTTCAACAGCTAAAACGCCTTCATTTTTTATCTTCTCTATTTCACGTTCGTATGCGGTATAAAACAATTTCAACTCATTGAAATCAACTAAAACTCCATCAGACGCTACTATCTCACCAAGAGCCTCTTTGAAATTCGCTCCATTGAGGATTAACTCTACAACTTTATGAAAAGCTTTGCCTGTTGCTGTTGCCTTGCTTAACGGTCTTTCTTCTTTGCCATAGGTTTTGTAGAGATAAAAAGAATAAGGGCATTTAGCGTAATTTAAAACGCTACTTGCCGATAGGCTCCACATGGCTAAGCTCCTTTAAATACTCCGCTACATCTTTTTTCTGCTCTATGACACTCTTAACGATGTAATCAATTTCATTTTGCAGAAGACGATAAACAGCCACCTTATTCCCTTGTCCCGCCCGATATATTCTACCTATCGCTTGTTCATAGTCTATATACTTTAACGGCATTGAAGCAAAAACGATATTTCTATACGCTCTCTGGAGATTAGCTCCTTCGCTTAAAATATAAGTAGTTATGATAGGCTTGTCTTGTAGGTGTATAGCTCGCTCTACCATATGCTTTGGAGTTTCTGATGTAAAGGCATAAACCTTGTTTCCGAGCTTCTTTTCAACCTCTCTCACAAAGTCTCTGAATAAACTAAACACCACGGTCGCTTTATCCTCTTCTATAAAATCTAAGACAAATTCAAGCTTCTGTGGAGTTAAACTTGAAGCTTTGTATTCTTTGATGAAATTTGCTAAGTCATAGTTTGATAGCTCATACTCAAGTTTGGCTTGTGGAAGCTTTATATCGTAAAAGCTAAGCTCAGGCAATTCAACCACGTCGTTTCTTTTAACTACGTCTGCGTATTTGTGGAACCACGCCTGAAGAATAACGGCGTATTGTTCGTCTTTAAGTCTTTTTGGCTTTAAGTATTCGTCAAGTTCAAAAAAGAAATTCACGAACTTTGTATAACTTGGGAACTTTTTAAAGAACTCATCTTCGCCGTTGGTTAAAATCCTCAACTGAGCATATAGCTTGTGGTATTTGTCGGCTGGTGTTCCGCTTAACATAAGAATGTTTTTCATGTAAGGTCTGAGCTTGATTGCCTTCTTAGTCCATTGCGTTTTTGTGTAGCTTAGTCTATGTGCTTCGTCAAATATTACCAAGTCGTATTTTGATACATCGCTGATTTTGTCTCTAAAGTGCTCATAAGTTATAACATCAAGCTTTAATCCGAAATGCCTATTGTCATTATACCAACTCAAATGTGCCGAACGGGGAGCTACTACCAAAATCTTTTCATAACCATGATACTCCGCCGTAGCTAATGCCCCAATAGTTTTCCCAGTCCCTACTTCCCACGCCATGTATGTTTTGTTTGGATAGGTCTTGACAAATCTCTCTTGGTGATTATATAATTTAATATCCCCTCTCATGGCTCACCTCCTTCATGGTTTTACCACCAGCCCGTGCTGGGCTGGTGTGTCTTTCAGTATTCTGACAAGTCTTCATTGCTCTGAATTGCTTGAAGATTGAACTCTTTACGAAACTCATGAAAGGCTTTGATAAACTCTAACGCAACAACTAAGAGTTTGTCATCTTGACATTCTTTCAAACTCTTAAACTGTAAAACCTTAGGCTCTGCCCATTTCTTTACATTACCTTCTCTTCTGCTCACTAAAGAAATCTTCATTTGAAGAGCGTTCAAGTTCCGCAAGTTGTTCTCTTGCAAAAAGTTTATTATTGCTTTTAAGCTTGTTCTTTTAATTTCCCATATCGCTTTGATATAGTCATCTGTCTTTATAACGACTGGCACTATCCACGAGTTAATAACCACATCGTCTTCTCCGATTTCCACATTCTGCCACAGGTCCCCAGTTATTACGTTCAGCATATTCCTTTTTTCTGATGGAAGCACGATTTGAGACATTGCACGCAAAACTCCAGCTGAGGTAAAAACCTTCGTTTGAATGAACGTTTGTGTTGTTGCTATTTCAATTTCTTTGCCAAGAGGATACTTTTCTTTTGTGTTTCTATCAACAAGCGTCCATGTATTTTCCTTGTGGTCAATGCTTAGGAACGGAGCTGGATAATTCACTCTCCTACGTTCTTGTTGAGGCTCTTCCAAGAGTTGTAAAAGTTCGTTAAGTAGGTCTTCTCTCTTTGCCATGGCTTACACCTCCTTAAAGTTTTTATTCTCAAGTAAGAACTGATATAAACTTAACAATTCTGGATGCAAATCTTTTAATTTTTCAAGTTCGGCTTGAATTTCTTTGATAAGCTCTTTGTAGTAAAGTATTTCTTTGTTCATTTCATACAAGCTTTTGTAAAGTCTAAAAATCACCCGAGACGCTTGCTCCAAGGTGAAAAACCATTCATGTATATCATACTTAAGCCACTCTGTTTTAGCTTCCTTAAGTCTTTTTTCAAACTCCTCATCTGTGAATTTGCTCATATAGATGTTTAGCGTGTTGAAAAATCTTGGAATAACAAACACCTCACCAAATTGAACTGGATAGATTTTCTTCTTCATACTTGCACCCCCAACTCTGCGAGCTTCTTCTTCAGAAGCTCTACAAATTGTCTATTAAACTCAAGTCTCTCAGCCAAAGTCAAGCTCCTGTAAAATCTGTAAAACTCTTCATTCACGCCCATTTTAACGAAATATTTCCAACGATTATACACCAAACCGCTTGCTTTATTGTCTTTACTGTCTTTGCTCCAACTTTCCTTCAATTCATAAAGTATTTCTCTGATAAAGTCAATGTGGTCAGACATTGCACCGTAGTATTTCCTACGGTGCAATTCTGCGAGTTCCTGCGGTAAAGACACATGAATGTAGTCATAGAACTTCTTCTTATTCATGGCTTACACCTCCTTTATAAGATTTAGATTTTTAAACACGTTAATCAACTCATCAAACAGATTATCGGCTGATACTTCTTTAGCTTCCTGCTTGTCCGCTGTATCTGAATAGAACAGATAAATACGACCATCTTTTAATATCAGTTCAATCACACCGTAGCCATACAAGTATATAAAAGTTTCCTCTCTACGCTTAGTTATGTGCGTTTCAACACCTATCTCTACTTTTTCAAAGTTTCTGGTGATAGTGCGTTTGCTTAACGCTTCATCTGAATAAAGCTTCCTCCTGCTCAAATAGACATACTCCACGGCAACGAGCCTGTTGCCGTGGAAACCAAACTGAAGTAAAATTGTTTTATCTACATTTGCAACTTCAATGTAAAGAGTATCATTATCATAATCAACGAATAGAGCTTTGACCATGGCTACACCTCCTTAATTGATTTTTCTCGGCATCACATAATAAGTGAAGTCCATATCTCCTTTCAATTGAACGATACTATTTGCATCAATTATATCCATTATTATTATGTTGCTATTAAACTTTTCTACGCCTTGAAGTAAGAACTTGGGATTAAAACCTATTACTATCTTCTCTGATAATGTCATATTAACTACCTCTACTTGCTTTCTAACCTCTACACCTTCTCGGTCTATAAAAGTAAGCTTTGCTTCATTTCCAGATACTTCTAAAACTACTATGTCTATGTTTTTGACCTTTTTAAGAGCATCCACCAATTCCTTTTTGTTAAAGCTGAACACATGTTTAAATTCAAGTCCTTCTATAACGACTCTGTAGTTTGGATACGAGCTTGGATTAGAGTTATATACTTCCCATTTTATTACGCCGTTTTTATATCCAGCTATCTTTGAATATTCTTCATCTGAGCCAAGCTCTACCTCATCCACCATTGGTAGTAAGTGTTTTAGTATTTTAAATACATATCTCATAACATACGCATCAGACTTTATTTCAAAGTCTGGCTTATAAACACCAAGTCTATATCCATCTGATGAGACTATCTCTCTATTCTCAGAAGAAAAATAAACGCATTGTAGAAAAGAGTAAGCATCTTTTGAAACAAAATCTTCCAGCTTTTTAAGTATTTTGGAAAAAGTGTCAGCAGATATTTTTGTTGTTTCTGCTGTTTTAACCTCTTTCCAATAAAGACTATCATTGTTGCCATAAACCTTTATGGTTGCTTCTTTATTCTGGAATATTAATTGGGAGTTTGTCTCATCAAAAACAATTTCCACTTGCCCCAAGCTGTTTTCTATCTTTCTAAAATCTGTTATAGAACACACAGCATGACCTTTGGAATATATCTCTCCATCAAGATAGACCCTAAGCCCCATCTCTAAAATCGGAACTGTAAGCGTAATATTGTCCTTTGCTTCAATGCATACTTGAGAGGCATTACAAAGAGCAACGGCTTTAACAATGTTTTCTGAAACATAAGCTTTTACATGCATGGCTCACACCTCCTTTCATGGTTTATATATTAATATAATCCATTTTTGATTTTTGTCAAGTCCTTTATACTTTCTACGCAATCAAGCATATAAGCCAAATTATGCATAATTCTTACTATCCGAGACCAATATAATTCTCTTAAATCCTGACAAAAAAGACACACGTGTCCGTTGCGTTGTTCTTCTATTTTTGAAAGAGTTTCTTTTTTAAATCTGAAAATCGTATTATGCTGAATGATAAATATATCTGTTGAAAGGCTCCAGCTTTCATCCAGCCCGTGCTATCAAAACTTGTTGGAATAATGCCTTCCTCCACCAAAACTTTCAAATAGCTTGGAGCACCTATACCAAATATATGAAACTTCAAATTATGCTCTTTTGCTAACGAATAAGCATACTTTAACAACTCCAAGCTTTGTTGAGATATAAAATTTACTTCCCCTTTTCTTCCTGAAGTGCTGAAGCTTCCAAAACCGACATACTGTATCCCAAGCTCCACATAAGTTTTTACGCAACGAGCTATTTGTTCTTCTGTTCGTCCATGTATAACCGCTATCGCTTTTTCCACAGGCACAACATACATAAAACCTTTAACCGCTTCTATTGTCTTTTGCACCTTAAACTCTACATCACTGTCTCCTAAACTTGGTGGATAATCAGGCAAAACATACCAATCAGCCCACTTATGCTTACGATAAAAATCATGTAAATTCCGAAGTAAGTCTTCAAATCGCATTTTACCTGTTTGCACTTGGTATCCACCACTGTCAAACATTAAGTTCTTTATCTCTCCTGCATCTCTAAGCTGTCTTATGTATTCTAATGTAGCTCGTGGAGCAGAAAGAGGAGAAACAATTACATTGGCAAATGCGTTGCGTGGGTCTTTACTCTTTTTCCAAAGTTTATAAATTCTCCTAAGCTCTTTAAAAGAGATTGTAAGCGGTAGGTAAAAATTCATTTAATTACTTTCTTCCAAATCGCTATATGGCGTTTCTTTCCCTTCTCTACACCAGTGCAAATATAACCTTGCGTAGCATAGAAGTTGTTAGCTTCTATTTCCGCAGGACATTTAAGGCGTATCTTTTGCGCTTCGTTTTCTACAGCTTTAAGTAAAGCTTTACCAAATCCTTTACGGCGATACTCTTTATCTACGCAAATTTTGTATATCGTAGTCCAACCATCCCTGCAATGATGGAAACAAACAAAACCAACCACTTTCCCGCTATATTCTGCAACATACACTTCATTACGCTTTATATGCTCAACAAACATTCCACGTGGTGAAAATCCAAGCTCATTTCTATTCTTGTCCGCTATAGCTTTTATTTCTTCTAAATCTTCAAGTTTTGCCTTTCTTATCATAGCTTTACCTCTTTCAAATCTTTAAAAGATAAAACAGGCTCATAAGTTCCACTGAAATTATAAACGACCAGTTCATCATATAGGCCAAACGCTACGCCGACCATAAAGGCTATAGGCACGGGACAAGAGAAGAAGAAATGAAATCTGTCAAAGCTCTGATGTTTCTTTACATCTTGAAGTAAGCTTGAAGTTTCATTAGCTACGGTAGGCATAAGCTCTATAGGTATGTTGCCAGTAATGCCCTTTAAGCTAATTTCTAAATAAGACGGATTTTCAAGTCTGAGTTTATTCATCACATACTCTTTTACCGCTGTCTTTATTTCATGATGTGAGTAGTTAAGCATAACAACCAAGTCTTTACCACCCGCTTCATAAAAAGGCTCAACGTAGTTGTATTGCTTCAGTCTCTGTTTTAAAGCTCGCACGTTTGTAATAGGTATAGTATGATACGCTCCATTTTGATAGTGCCAAAATGAAAAAGTCTTCAAGCTTCCAAAAATTACCCCACACCCAAAAGCTAAAGAAGAGGGGCCATTCAAAGCTAAGTGGATATGCCCATCTATTTCTTTAACAGTGCTATAGAATTGTCTTACGGCTTCTATCCAGTCTCCTGTGAAAGCTATTGTCTTTACCTCTGTATTCTTCGGCAAGGCTTTTTTGAAAGTTTCAACTTCAAAACCCCACTTAGTGATATACACACCAATCATGGCTCTACCTCCTTTCAAGGTTTTACAGTTTTTATTATAGTCTTTTTGCAAAACTTGTCAAGTGGTTTAAAGCATTGTCTATCAAGCATTGCAAACAGCATTGTTTTAAAGCGTTGTCTATCAAGCGTTTTAAATGCATTTGGTTTATAAGCTTCAGTTATGATATTGAAATTGAGATTTGATTTCAAGATTTGAGAAGATAAAATAAAAGCCATACCCTTGAGTAGGGCATGGCTTAGAAGTATCGTTCATTTCTGTTGGGCTTGGTTCTTCTCTTTGAAATACTCAATATAATACTTAATATGATGCTCGTAAAGATAAGGTCCCAGATAGCTTTCGCTTACAAGTTCCCACCTGTCGTTATCACATAGTATTAAAAAATCTTCGCATCCGCATAAACTCAAAAGCTCTTCCAAGTATCCTGTGATATAGTCAATAATTTTATCCTCGTTTAAAATATCTGAAATGTCTAAAGTGTCTTGGGCATCTTCCCAAATTATGTAAGCCAAATCTGAAAGTTCGGCTGGATGTAAAACTAATGCCTTGTAAAACTCACACATGGCTACACCTCCTTTTTGGTTTTACGATTTTGTATTATAAGCAAATTTTAATTTGTCAAGTCGTTTTAATGCTTGAAAATCAATAACTCAAGAAGTGCATATCTGAAAAGCTTGAGAGACAAAGCTTTGAGATACGCATTTGTCAGAAGCTTGAAAATCAAGCTTCTGAAAAACTTGACAAATTAGAAAATTTGCTTATAATACAAAATCGTAAAACCAAAAAGGAGGTGCAAGTCATGGAAAGAGCTGTTAAGCTTCTTAAAGAAAGCCAGATAATAACACTAACAAGAGAGGCACACCTAATAGTGCCTAAAAGTTTTTCTATCTCAAGACCAATAGATGGCGTAGTGGTTATAAAAGGAGCGAAAATAACTAAGGTTTCTGACAGGTTATTTATCTTAACACAAGATGAGAAAAAGAAAACAACAATAATATGGGCAGAAGGGTTTGACGTGTATAATGTTCGGATTAGGATATATCCAACTGAGTATGATAAGGCTTACAAATACGAAGGGTTTGTGGATGATAATATGTATTGGTATAGCGCTGGAGTGTTTTTAGAGATAGATAATGATAATCAAAATTATGTATGTATTGAATTAAGTATTCAGCATCAAGAATGCGATCCTATTCCAGTCCCTCAAACATTTATCATAAGAAACGCAGAGGAAATTGTCAAGGTCCCAGCAAAAATAGAGGATGTTTTAGAAATTGAAGAGCTGTTATAAAGCGTAAAGCGGGGATAGTAAGTCCCCGCTTTTCTTTTTATCCTATCCAATTTTGAGATTAAATTTCAATTTCAGTCTTGCTTTAAGCATGTCTTATGCTAAAATCATGCCTTGCTAAAACTTGAGTTTCAGGTCAGAAAATCTTTAAGCATGTCAGGTATGCTTAAACTATGCTTAAAACACTGCTTAAAACAACTCAAACGCTTGTGTATCAACGATTTGACGCACTTTTTTAAGCTCTGTTTTAAGCATTTAAGCATGCTTAAAAAAGTGAAGCTTAAACAACAAACTTAAACGCTTGACAAATTAACAAATAAACAAATTAACAAATAAGCAAATAAAGAAATTAACAAGTTTAAGATGCGTAAATTAATTTCCGCACATGCTTAAAATGCTTAAAACAAAACCCCAAAAAGTAAAGCAAATCCTTATCTCTCAAAGCTTGGAAGTGTTTTAAGCAGTGTTTTAAGCATAGTTTAAGCATGTTTTAAGCAATTGACTTTTTACAACTTTACAACTTTGCATCTTGACACAATACAAACGAACAGCCACTCAAACTTGAGCATAGTCTTATCAATAAACTTGACAACAGTCTTATCAACAGCACAGTTTATGCCTTGCAAGTAAGCAACCACTTACTTTGCCTTGCAAGTAAGCAACCACTTACTTTGAGCATGTTAAGAGATTTTCGGATAAAAAAGTCAAAAAAGTTTCGGATAAGAAGGTCAAAAATTCACCTTGCTTTTATGAATTTCTGATGAACAAGTCAAGAAAGTTTCGGATGAGAAAGTCAAAAATGCTTTTCTCTGGAGCATGGCGTTTGGAAATGCTTGAAAATTAAGGCTTTGAGACATGCATTTGTGAAATGCTTGAAAATCAAGCTTGCAAAACACTTGACAAATTACCAAGTTTGGTTATAATCAAACTTGTAAAACCAGTAAGGAGGTGTGAGCCATGAAAGAACTTGCCATTTTTATTGGGGACCCCAACCCAGAAATAGCTAATTCTATGGTAAAAGAAATAGCCTCAACAATTGGAGTGGGGACTATTATCCCCGCTCAAGGAGTATGGAAGGGAAATGTGGAGTATAGTTATATGTTAATAACATCAGAGGAGGAGTTTAAAGAAAAGAAAGAGGCTATTAGAAAAATACTGCAAAAATATAATCAAGAATGTGCGTTTATCTTAGAGGTAGGAGTAGGTTATCTTCTTTATACCCATACAGAAGATATTCAATCAGAAGAGGAGGTGGTGGTATGAGAAAAGAAATATATGAAATTATATATTCTCTACCAGATAATGCAACTTATGAACAAATAGAAGAGATAGCAAAAAAGTATAATCTAAATCCAGTTTTATTGTTCTTAGCGCATAATGACTATCTTATCAAAAAATTGAGGAGTGATGTAATCAAAGAACTGATGGAAGATGAATGGAATGAATGGCATGATTACGATATAGAAGACTGGATTTAATTCTTAAAGGCATAGCAAGGCTTAAAACCTTGCTATGCCCTTTTTATTCTCAACGCTTGCAAGTAAATACTCACTTGCAAAGCAAGTAAATACTCACTTGCCAAACCTTGCTTAAGCAAGTCTTGAGATTGAATTTCAGTATTAAGTGCGTAAGTGCTGGAAGCAAGTCTTGAGATTGAGTTTCAATTGCAAGTGCGTAAGTGCTGGAAGCAAGTCTTGAGATTGAGTTTCAATTGCAAGTGCGTAAGTGCTGGAAGCAAATCTTGAGATTGAGTTTCAATTGCAAAAGCGGTGCGGTGGAGCGGGGCTTGGGGCAAGGCTTGAGGCGGGGCTTGGGGCAAGGCTTGAGGCGGGGCTTGGGGCAAGGCTTGAAATCGCCACAGCCCGTCAGCGGGGGACATGTGTTATTCCTACAGAATTTCTTCATCCTACGGGGTCCCCACTGCTTTATACTTTCGCTTGACAACGCTTCCAACTTGCTT